TGAATGTAATGTTTTCCGCTGATGACTTCAAGGGTGATATTACCGCAGTTGTATTCCAACCAAATCAAAAGATATACAGATGGGATAGTGAAACTAATACCCCTTATTATGTCTTTATGTCCCGTGATACTATTAGAAAGATGTTGATGAAATTATCAAGATTGAAACCTAAAAACCTTATCAACTACGAACATTCAGGAATGGTGTTTAGTGGTGATGATGTTTATACCTACGAAAATTGGTTGGTTAGTGATAATCCAAAGATGGATAAATCGTATGAAATATTCGGCAGGGAGTTTGAGCCTGGCACTTGGATTACAACCATTCATTTCAAGGACAGAAGGATTTTTGATGAGTTTGTATTATCCCAAAAGGCTAGTTCAATTTCATTAGAAGGTATGTTTGAGGAAGTCCCATTCAATTTCTTTGATGTTAAAAAAGAAGAAGCATTTATTGATGTTAGACCTGGTGAAAGTGAAAGTGATTATGTGGGTAGATGTGTTAGTTCAAGTGAAATGATGGGAGAGTTCCCTGATGAAAAACAACGACTAGCGGTATGTTATTCACAATACAAAGAAAAGTTTAATTTCCCAAAAGGAACTTGTTGGGAAGGTTATGAACCTTACGGAACTAAAATATTAGATGGTCGTGAAGTTCCTAATTGTGTTCCAATCAAAGCGACTGAAGAGTTCATTACAGAATATATCCCTTATGAAGATATAGCAGAACAATATTGTAATTGTGATTATGGTTATACTGCTATTGGTTTTAAGATAGGTGATAGAAGTGAATACAAGTGTGTTGAAGAAAATAGCCAAGAGGCTATGGACTACAACGCAGCACAACTTGTTATGAAATTAGAAGCACTATTAAAAGAAATGGATAAATCTATGTCTTAAACATTTAAGTCATATATTTATCATAAACAATAAAAAAAAAATAAACTATGAAAAATATTGAATTATTACAAAAAGTCGCTGACCTAGTTGGCTTTAAGTTTTCAAGTGTTTCCCATTCCTTCGCTGAAGTAGAATTAGATGGTGGCGTAATCATCACCAATTCAACTGAAGGGGAGTTCCTTTTGGGTGATACTATTAGTGTTAAAAACGAAGACGGAACATTTACACAAGTAGGTTCTGGAACGCACAGATTGGCTGACGGAATGAAAATCTTTATCACAGATGAAGAAGGAAAGTTGGTTGAAATCAAAGACGCTATGGAAGACGAAGTAGAAGACGAAGGTGTGGTTATTGTTGATGCTGAAAAAGAAAAAATGGAAAGCACACAATTAGACGCATTAAAACAAGCGATACACGATGTATTGTTTGCGTTTGAAGCAAACACTAAAGAAATTGCTGACTTGAAAGCAGATTTACAAGCCTTCAAGAATGAAGCAAAACACGCTCCCTTAAAAGAGGATACTTTGATGTCTAACGCTTTTTCAAGCGACAGCAGGTATGAAATCTTGAAAAAGATGAAATTAAACAAATAAAAAAAAACAAAAAATTAAAAAACAATAATTATGAAAAATCTTAAAAACTTCAATTTTGATTTTGATACTACTGGAATGGTAGATTACTTGAACGCAAACGCAGATTTGCTTTTATCAAAAATCGTTATAGACACTATTGAAAGTTCTACTTACAAAGTTGTCCCTAACATAAAGTTTGGCGAACTAATCCCTGTATATGAAACAGGTGCGATTGACGACATCGCTTTTCCAGGTAATTCTTGTTCCTTCACAGGCGGAACGATTGAATTGACTGAAAGAGAATTAAAGGTATGCCAATACAACATACAAAAGAACTGGTGTGATGATGAATTGAATAGAACAATTATGTCTATTAGATTATCACCAGGTTCTTACCCACCTAACTTGGCTCCTTCAGTTGAAGAAGCGTTTATGAATGATATTGCGAAGAAAGCATCGGTTTATGCTTCAAGAAAGTTTTGGAACGCTGAAACGGCTACTGATGGTTGTTCTGGTGTGATAGAGCAGTTGGAAAGCGCACCTTTCACAGCAGAAACAATCAACAAAACATATACTGCGATGACTATAAATAATGCGGTTTCCGTAGCAGATGCCTACATATTGGCACTTCCTGCTCCGTTAAAAGTCATCAATACTATTATGGCGTTGAACCACAACGATTTCCAAGCACTTCAGTTGGCTTTAAGAAACCAAAACTTATTCAACTTTAACCCAATTACTTTGGCGAACGGACAAATGGCAATCCAAATCCCATTCACAAATGTAATCGCTATTTCTTGTGAAATCGCTGCTGGTTATATGGTTTTGACTAACGCTGAAAACTTGATGATGGGAACTGACTTGTTGAGCGACATTTCTTCACCTATTTCTTGGTATTCTTTGGATTTCCAACAAACAAGATTAAAGTTGGCTATGAAGATTGGTTCTGCTGTAGGTATTCCTTCACAGGTAGTTTTCGCAAAATAATTAAATAATCACATTCCTAATGGTTTATAGTCCTACGGGGCTATAAACCAAATAAGGAAGATAAAAAAATAACAAAAAATATAATAACATAAAATTATGGCTTCTAATTGTATTATCACAAGCGGATTAGCACTTGCTAGTTGTGTAAATAATGTTCCTGGTATTGACGAATTATTCGTTTTAACATCTACAGGAACTTCTACAGACGCACAATTCGCTTCAATCACTTACGACCCTGATGGGTATATCACATCATTTTCAGCTGCTACTACAGGTTTAACTTTCCAACAAATAGATTTAGTTAGAAATAGTAGTGCTGCGTTGAATGAAGAAACATCAATCAACTTACCATCACTAGGTTTCACATTCCTTACTAAACTTTTATTCACAATTCCTGGTTATTCACAGGAAAACACAAACCTTTACCAACAAATCGTAAAGAACACACAATCTTACTTCATCGTAAAGTTGAAGACAGGTAAGTTTTTCTTGGCGGGTGCTGATGTAAATGGTGGTGGTGGAATGTATGTTGAAACAGCAGGTATTGTTTCTGGTTCATTACCAGGGGACGACCAGTTGTATTCAATCGGTTTAACTTCACAAAGTTCAATCAGCGTTCCTGAAATGTTAGTATCTACTACCTTGTCTGCTTTCGTAGCAGGTTCAGGTTTCGGTTTATACTACAACAACTAATTAAAAAAATACTTTTTAATGGGGGGTAAAAACCCCCATTTTTTTAAGCCAATTATGTTGGAAGTAATCAAAGATATTAGGGTTAGAAAGGACAACACTTATGTCCCAATAACACGATATATTTTAACTAACTTACGACTTGATTTACATAGTGAAATAATTACAATAAAGGTTCTATTCTACAGGAATGATGACCTAATATTTACCAAGTTATTTAATATGGGTAAATGTGGTGATACGAATGTGAATGACCTAATCAAACAGGTTCATCAACAAATACAAAATGAAGGTTAAATCATTACTTACCCAATACTTCCAAGGCGAACAAGTGTATAATTACGGGGGACAAATCCCACCAATTTTATTTCCTGACCCATCACCAAGTCCAATTCCACCTACGCCAACGCCTACGCCTACCAACACTACTACACCAACGCCGACGCCTTCTATTACCCCTTCAATCACACCAACGATTACCAACACACCTACTAATACAAAAACGCCTACACCGACAAGAACTTCAACTGCGACACCAACACCAACGAATACCCCAAGTCAAACGCCAGCGGGATTTGACCCTGATGCCGCTGCTTACTTATCTGCCGTTGTTGCTGCGGGTGGTGCTGTTTCATCACCGATGTCTGCGGCAACAAATAATATGTTCTTGGCGTTAAAGTCAAATGGACTTTATACAAGAATAGACGCTATGTATCCAGTTCTAGGTGGCACGGCAGCATCACACAAGTTTAATGCTATAAATCCATTAGATACTGATGCCGCATTTAGATTGACTTTTAATGGTGTTTGGACGCATAACGCATCTGGTATGATAAATAATGGTGGTCCAGGAACATACGCAGAAACTTATTATGACGCATCTTTAGTTGTTCCAACAGCTGCAGACCAATCTGTATCAATTTATACAACAACATTAAGCAATAAAGGAGTTCAAGATATAGGTTCAACAAATACAACAGCAGGAACTATTGAGGTTGGTATTTATACATCATTTAGTAGCGTTCAATTTATATCAAATGTTAAATCGGCTGCATCATCGTATCGTTCATATAATCAACCTTCAGCAGCAGGTATTGGATACTTTATCGCAACATCAACAGGAACAGATGTTTTGGGAACTAAAGATGGTGTGTTAGTTGTTAATAATACACAAATACCAGATTTCACAAACAAAACACATTACATAGGTAATAGTAATGGAAATCTTGGTATTGGTAATCCATCAAATATAATATTCGCTCATTTTGGAAGACAATTTAGTTCAGGTGAAATGACTACATTATCAAGTATAATCAACGCATTCCAAACCGCATTAGGAAGAAACACATATTAAAATATGATATACATAGAACAAAACGCAGTCAATAACATCTTCGTAAATGTATCCCAATACAAGACGGGGAACTTTGGTGCCAATCCAAAATACCTGTGGAGATTACAGAACGCTCAAGGTAGAAACATCGTAAGTTTCTACCCTGAAAACAGCACATCTACTTACCCAAGTGCTTATACTGGTCGTTATGATGTATTCACATTTAACACATTTAAGAACCAACCTGAAAACTATATTTATAGTGCGGGAACTGATTGTAATTTACACCTTGTAAATGAAAACCAATACTGGTTAGGGATTTATGAAATGCCACCTAATTCAACATCATTAAATCCTTCAGGTGAAAAGTTGTTAAATAGTTTGGCGTTTATATTCGTTCCTGTTGAAAACGAGTTTTATACAGGTAATACTGCGAACTTTGAGCCTAATAAAATCTACTATAAGAATGGTGATGGTATAACACCGACGCCATCAAACACGGCATCACCAACGCCGACGCCTTCTATCACCCCTTCCATTACCCCTTCAATCACACCTACAAATACGGGAACACCTACGCAGACGCCGACTTCCACTTTAACACCTACGCCTTCAATTACGGCTACTTCCACTTTAACACCTACACCTTCAATTACCCCAACAAATACGGGGACACCTACGCAGACACCGACTTCCACTTTAACGCCAACGCCTTCCATTACCCCAACGAACACAGGGACACCTACGCAGACACCGACTTCCACTTTAACGCCAACGCCTTCCATTACCCCAACGAATACAGGGACACCAACGCCAACGCCTTCCATTACCCCTTCAATCACACCAACGAACACACAAACGACTACGCCGACCCCGACAATTACGCCAAGTTCAACACAAATACCTATATTTGTTGCTGGCGGTGAAACGACAAATAAATTAGGTTATTCCAACGATGGTATAACTTGGTCGGCATCTACAAATGGTAATTCAATATTCGGGACTGGAGTTTTTGGTCTTGGTTGGAATGGTAGTAGATTTGTTGCTGGCGGTGTTGGAACAAATGTTTTAGGTTATTCCAACGATGGTTTAACTTGGTCGGCATCTACAAATGGTAATTCAATATTTAATAATTTTGTAAATGCTATTGCTTGGAATGGTTCATTATGGGTCGCTGGTTCAAGTCAGGGAACAAATAAATTAGCATATTCTACCGATGGTTTAACTTGGACTAATTCGTCAAATGGTAATACAATATTCACTTCTGGTGTTTATGGTATTGCTTGGAATGGTAGTAGATTTGTTGCTGGCGGTTATGGAACAAATAGATTAGGTTATTCCAACGATGGTATAACTTGGTCGGCATCTACAAATGGTAATTCATTTATCACATCACAAGGTAGAGATGTTGCTTGGAATGGTTCATTATGGGTTGCTGTCGGTCTAGGCGGGGATAGAATAGCAGTTTCCAACGATGGTATAACTTGGTCGGCATCTACAAATGGTAGTAGTATATTCAGTAGTAGTGTTGATTGTGTTGCTTGGAATGGAAGTAGATTTGTTGCTGGTGGAAGTGGAACAAATGTTTTAGGTTATTCCAACGATGGTTTAACTTGGTCGGCATCTACAAATGGTAATACAATATTCGCAACAAGTGGAGCATCACCAACATCACATTCGGTTTCTTGGAATGGTAGTAAGTTTATAGTAGTGGGTAATACTTATGCTGGTCCTGGAGTATCAAATCCCCGTCCAGTAATAGCATATTCTACTGATGGTATTACTTGGAGCGCTTCAACAAATACAAGTGTAGCATTTGGTGTAAGTGATTTATATGCTTCAACATCTAAACCAGGCCCTAATCTTTACCCACCTAGATAATTAAACTACAAACAATAAAGGTATAACTTATATTTATAGAAATATGGAAAACATACAGAAACCAATAGAACCTAAAATCCATTCGTTTAATGTTGATTATCAAATCAACAGATTAGACACCCGTGAAAATAGGGAAGCAACCGAAAGAAGCAAGCCTTGGGTTATGTGGGGATTACGAAATGATTACCCACAATTTATCCTTCAAGTAAAAGAACATTCACCTACGATGTCGGTGGCTATTGATGCTAAAGTAAATATGACCTATGGCGATGGTGTTGAAATTGAAGATTTAGGAAATGTGTTGGTGAATAAATACGAAACGATTAGTGAATTATATTACAAAGTATTTTATGATATTTGGTTATTCGGTGGTTATAGTTTGGAAGTAATTAAAAGCCGTGATGGAAGTAGAATTGAAAGTATCTACCATATTCCATTCCAAGATGTTCGTGTTGGAAAACAAGATGTAGAAATACACAACAGGGAAAATGGTGTTTTTTATGTATGTGAAGATTGGCAGAACACACAACAAAAAAGATTAGTTGTAAAGTTCCAATCATTAAATATGGAAACCCGTGAAGGTCGTGAAATGGTATATTGGAAAGATTATACCCCAACGATGAATAGACACTACCCTTTAACACCATATCAATCTTCTATTGATAGTTGTGTATTGGAAGCAGAAATCTACCAATTCCACAAGACAAACTTGGCAGCATCACTTATGCCGAACTTGTTTGTAAGTTTGATAGGAGACCCTACACCTGAAGAACGACTTTCTACATACGAAGAATTGGTTAGGTCTTATCAAGGAAAGAACGGACAAAAACTTATGTTGGCATTCAGTAATTCTGCCGATGAAAGACCTGTTATTGAACCAATCAGTAATACGGGTAATGATAGTTTCTATACCGAAATATTACAAATGTGCGTTCAGGCAATCCTTACAGGACAACAAGTCGCATCACCATTACTTCTTGGTATTTCAACCTTGAATAATTCAGCATTCAGTCAAAACGCAGAAGAAATAAATGTGGCTTGGAACTTGATGATGGAAACCACAATTAAGCCTATGGTTAGAAAAGCAAACGCATCTATTGAAAACATATTAGCGTTAAAATACGATAGACCAATCAAATTGATAAACAAGTTTAGAACACCTGAATTATGATATATTGGATAGACGAAAGTTATGTTCGTGATAATTTACCTGTAGAATATTCCCTTTTAAGTGGAAACATCTTACCTGCCTTACAACAGGC